GACACGAAGCGGTCCCACTCCACCGGGTGCGTGGCGCGCGTAGCGCGGCGCACCCGGTGGCTGGCCGGGCGCGGCTTGCAGAACAGCTGGATGAGCTGGCGGCCGGCCTTGTCCTTGGCCTTGTCCACCGGCACCTTCAGAATCTCGCACAGATCGCCCAGCGACCCCGGCAACGAGTGCGCCAGCGCCCGCACCATCGTGTCGCGCCAGCGCTCGACCGGTACCGGCGTGCCGGTGTGGCGCAGCACCGTGCGGTCGAACTGGCTGTTGTGGGCTTGCACCAGCACGGCGGGGTCGTGCAGCGCGTCGCGCAGCTCCCGAGGGCGCGGCTGGCCGTTGGCCTCGTCCACCACGTCCACCGGGCCTTCGTCGATGGCCCAGGCGGTGAGCAGGATCTCCGCGCGCTCGGCGTAGCGGTGCGTGCCGTGGTTGATCGGCACGTCGCTGTAGGTTTCCAAGTCCAGATGCAGGGTCGTCATGGTGTTTTTCTCTTTGGCGAAAGGCGCGCTGCGCTGCTCGCCGAAGAGGGCCAGGCATCCACCGCCCGGCACTCGGTCCCCACTCGTCAGCCCGTGCACGCGCCCTTCGCGTGCGGCTTCAAGAGCGCGGACATGGGGTCAGACCAGCGCGTCGGCGTCCGCGCCTTCTTCGATCTCGTCGAACTCGTCGTCGCTCGCGGCGCCGCCACCGGCGAAGGCGTCACCGTCGCGCAGGAACTGCACGCCGCGCAGCGAGGCGTTGATGCGCTTGCCGTAGTTGTTGTCCTGGCACCAGAGTTCGATGGACGCGTTGACGAAGCAGCCGGCGTAGGGGCGGCCGTCGGCCTGGGTGAGCGGCGTCTTGTCGCGGTCGATGACCAGGGGGCGCGTCTTGTTGCGGGCCGACACGAACAGGTGGCCGGGGAAACCCGCGTAGTCGGCCTTGGTGTCGCCGTCGTGCAGCGCGGTGCGGTCCTTGGCCTCGATCTCCTTCTTGACCGCGGGCCACTTGGCGCCCCACTTCTCCTTGCCCACCTGCTCCATGGCCTTCTTCAGCTCGGCCACGGCCGGGTGGTCGGTGGACAGCAGGAAGCTGGCCGAGAAAGCCGGCTCGCCCTCGCCGTTGACCGTCTTGGCCTCGAACAGTTGGGGGAACGCCAGGCGCACGTTGGAAAGCTTCAGCTTCATGGTTCAGTCCTTCTTGAACAGGTCGGGGTACAGAGCGCGGGCCTTCTCGGCCGCGCGGTTGATGGCCTTGACGCGTGCCAACGGGTCGAACGTGGTTTCGGTGAGCGACGCGGCGACCAGCGCCTCGCGCACCACAGGCGGGAAGTGGCGGCTGATGGAGCAGCGCGGGCGGGGCGCACCCGCCAGCACTTCAAGGACGGCGGCTTCGCTCACACCAGCTCCGCGGCGGGTTCGGTGGCCACGGCGTCGAACTCGTCGGCCACCGGCTTGACCACGAGGGCCGGGCGCTTGTCGGACTCGGGGACCACGCTGGGCTTGCCGTTGGCCTGGGTGATGAGCGCAACGACCTTGGGCCACTGGCGCGGGCCGATGGCCTCAGCCTTGGCCAACTTCTCGGCCGTGGTCGGGCTGATCAGCTTGTAGTCGTACATCTGCTCATGCTTCAGGCGCATGCCCTTGAGCAGCGCTTCGGCCTCGGCTTCGTTGGACCACTTGCGCGCGCCGCGGCGGCCCTCGACCAGCTTGAAGCCGGTCACGGGCGCCCCGGCCAGCAGCCGGCGCTCGGCCTCGGCGCGCACGGCGGTGCACCAGGTTTCGATCAGGTCCACCGCGGCCAGCGCGGCACCCAGCTCGTCAGCCGTCTTGTCACCGTGCTTCTTCACCGACGCCTCGGCGTGGGCGCGGTCGAAGCTGGTGAGCGCTTCGAAGTCGGCGCCCACGTCGGCCTGCACTTTGGCTGCCAGCGCCAGGCACGTGGCCTTGGCCTTGCAGAAGCGGCACTGCTTCTCGCCGGGCGCCAGGTACTGCCCGAAGTTCTCGCGCCCGCCCTGGTCGTTGGCGATGGCGGCCTTGCACAGGTGCGCGGCGCGCTTGGCCTTGCCGGCGAACTCCAGCAGCGCCTCGACGGTGCAGTCCCACTCGCTGACGTGGCCCAGGCGCGGCTGGTGGATCACCATGCGCACGCGCTTGAAGTCGCCGACCATGCCGAAGGCGTCGTAAGCGCCCAGGGCGTAGAGCATGAGCTGCTGGTTTTCTTCGGCATCGACCTTCACGCCGCGGCCAAACTTCAGGTCGTGCACCTGCAGCTCGTCGGGGCAGAGGACTACCGTGTCGCTGGTGCCGAACGAGTTGGGCACGCCGATGTGCGCGCTGAAGTCCACGCGCTGCTCGATCAGCAGCTCGTTGCCCTCGGCGTACTGCCGGATGGCGTCGATGTAGACCTGCACCGGCTCGGCCATGTCGGCATCGACCGTGAACGCGCTGGTCCCGTCGATGGCGGCCGTGGCCGGATCGCCCAGGTACCAGCGCACGTCGTTTCCGGAGACGAGGATGGTCTGGCCGATGAAGCTCGCGGCGTTGTCGTCCTGCTCCAGGCACTCGCTGGCTAGGAAGTGCGCGGCCGTGCCCTCATCGGCAAAGCTGCTGGAGGTGTCGGCGATGCCGGACTCCAGCACCATGCTGCCGGCGCAGGCCATCCAGCGGTGCGCGCCGGAAGGGGAGTAGCGGGCGTGGGCGGTCACGACTTGGCTCCCGTCAGCGCCAGCAGCTGGGCGCGCTGGTCTTCCGGCGCGCCCGCGAGCAGGGTTTGGGCAAAGGCCTGGCGCGCGTTCTTGCGGTACGTCTCGGCCAGGGTCTTCTCGATGGCCTCGTTGCGTGCGGTGTTCTCCGCGTGGCTGGCCATGTCCACCTTGGCGACGATCCAGGCGTAGCGCACGTCCGAGTTGGGCTCGATGGCGAGGTCCGCATCCACGGACTTCACGCAGACGACCTGCAGCGCCTCGCGGGCTTTCACGACGACGAAGTCACCCGGCACCACGTCGAGGTGCGTCACGTAGGTGTAGGGCTTGTCGTTGCCCGGGAAAGTCACTTGGACGGTCTTGGCGTCCTCGCGCAGGATGGCGGCGATGTTCTTGTCCATGATCAGGCCGCTTCCTTCATGGCTTCGTTGGCGGCGGCGATCACGTCGGGGAACTTCTCCGGCGCGACCTCGGGCAGCTTCGACGCGCCGAACTGCTTGAGCACGGCCACGGCCTTGTCGCGCGACTTCTTGCTCAGCTTCACGATGGCCGCGGCGGCGTCCTGGTAGGTCACTTCCTTACCCGGGGCGTCCGAAGTAGCGGCGGCCTTCGTCGCGGGCGCATCGGCCTTGCCCGCCTCGGCAGTAAGCGACGTATTGGCAGCGTGTTCCGTCTTGGCAGGCATGGACTTTTCCACCTGCGCGGCGGCCTCCTTCGCCTTCTCGTTGGCTTGCACGCGGGTGGTCGCCTCCTCGTACGCCTTGCCAACGGCGGGGTCGGCGAAGTCCTTGGCCTTCGGTTCGGCCTTCGTCGTGGCGCGCTGCTGGGCGATCTGCGTCAGCTCGCCGACGGTCGGCTCGGCCTGGGCGGCGCCGATGGCCAGCGCGGCCATCACGGCGTTGAGCTGGGCCGGCGAGTGCAGGGTGATGGTCATGGGGAACATGCGAATGCCTCCTTCAGGCAGTGGTGGCGGCCGCTTCCGTGGCCGGGTTGGCGAGGGTGTTGAGGCGAGCGATGGGCGCCGCCAGGTCTTGGAGCAGGTCGTCGAGTTCGGCGCAGGCCTTCAGGCGCTTGCCCAGCTCGACCGGGTCGTCGATGTCGTGCTCGGTGAGCACATCCATGTGGGCGCGGGTGTTCTTCAGGTCGAAGTCCTGTTCGAACTGCAGCGCCGCTTCCAGGCGCTCGATGTCCTTGGTCAGGGCGACGTCGATTTCGAAGCCGCGCAGCACGTCGAGCGCGTCCTGCTGTTTGCTGCACTTGTCGAGCAGCGCGCCGAAGCGCTCCAGCAGCAGCTTCTCCAGCGGGGTGCTAGTGAGCTCGTCGAGCTGCAGGTGCGCGTGGCGCAACAGCTCGTCATCGCGAAGGGTGTGCAGGTTCATGGTTAACGGGTAGTTGCGAGGACGTAGGGCGCGTGGGGCCGGCGGGCGACCAGTCGGGCGAACAGCACGGGATGCCGACGGGCGATGGCCAGGACGCCGTAGGTGCGGCGGCGCATGTCAGCCCGCACGCCAGACGAAGACGTCCAGCACGGCCACGACAAGCGCGGCGGCGTAGGTGACTGCGAACAGCCATTGCGTGCGGGTGATCCGCTTCACGTCTGCACTCCCTGTGTTGTTTGCGATGGAGCGCATTGTTAGGTGTGCCTTATACATTGTCAATAGGTATGCCTAACTTAGCGTGAGGTGCACCGAACCTAAGGGCGTAAAAAAGCCCGCGCTCGGCGGGCCAGGGGAATGCGTTGAAGTTCAGCGACAAGTTGGTAGCGACCGACTTCGACCGCGCTCAGAGTGAAGCGGCGGCGCGTGATCGCCCAAGCTCAGGACGGATTGGTGAAAAAGGAAAATTGGGAGTTCGCGCCCGCCCCTCTCAAGAGCGGCACGCGCTGCTGAAGAGGGGTGTGGGTTTAGTTATGGCGGGCGCGGCCGTGCAGCTTATGAGAAACTTCTTCGCCTGAGGTCCAGGCGTTAAAAAGCCCGCGTAGAGCGGGCTTTGTTTTATGCATTAATTACAGCTTCGACGCCTCTTCAGCAATTCTCGTTTGGTATACGACGTTAAGAATCGAATCATTGCCGTCGCCAATACTGATTGCGGTTAATAGTATGTTTGTTCTGCCGCTAATCCATGTTTTGTCATAAAATTTCGCAGAGGCACTTTCTTTTTTGTCGCTTTTTATCTCGGTTCCATATTTGGCTCGCAAGAGAGTGTCTAATCTGTCGAATACGCTTCTGACTTCTCTTAAGGTGGCTGGTTTGTGTAGGCTTAGCATTACTTGGGTTAGCTTGTTATTTAAAAAATAAAACTGAACGGTGAATTTGGCATCTTCTATCTCTACAACGGGTATGCGCAGCAACTCAAGTGCGCCGCTAGCGATGCGGTTGCCGTCTGCGCCCGGCGGTGCCGCGCTGGGTTGTACCTGGCGAACATCGTTTGGTGACATGCCGGTCGCGGTTCCGCCCCAAAGCGTTTGTGCGGAACATACCAACGCGCTAAGAAGTAGCGCTAAACCCACAATGAATTTCTTCATATGCTTTCTGTGTTGAAGCGGCTATTCGTCCAGCCAAGTGCCGATGACGGTACCCAAAACCTTGAACTCATCTCGAATCGGTTCATGCATGGGGTTCAAGGGTTGAAGCCATTTTCGACCGTCCTCTTCCTTGAATACCTTGAACGTCACGCCGTCGTCACCGTTTATTTTGGCGATGATGCGCTGACCATTTACTGGTGACTTTTTTTCAAAGTCCACAAATATGAAGCAGCCTTCCGGGTAACTGCGCGGCGCGCCCAGCGGCGCGGTCATGCTGTCGCCGCGCACGCGCAGCGCTGCGGTGCATTTGCTATGGGGCACCGGGCAGAGCAGCCAGCGCTCCACGTCCGCCAAGTCGAGCACGTTGCACGACTCCGACCACGGCCCGGCTTGCACCCACGAAATCAGCGGCACCTCGCCTTTGATGTCTGGGCCCAGCTCGACGTTGGTACGCGATTCGGGTTTGCTTAGGTGGCGGGGGCCTTTCCCTTCATTCAACCAAGCTTCGTGCACCCCAAGAAACGCAGCGGCCTTCACAAGGCTGTCCGCTTTCAGCGCTTTAGTTTCGCCGGACAGCCACGCGCTGACGGAGGGCGACTTCACGCCGCAGGCCCGGGCCAAATCCGCTTGTGACGCCCCAATTTCATCAAGCGCTGCGCGCAGCCGCTCTGCAAGTGTTCGCATTAGGAGAGCCTAACTCCATAGCCGTTAGGCTAGCTTTACAGTTTCGGTAGGTGCGCCTAACATCGCTGGATGGACGCATCCCAAATCATCAAAATCCTTGGCGGCACCAACGCCGTGGCTCGCCGGCTCGGCGTGAAACCGCCGTCCGTGTCCGAGTGGAAGAAGACCCGCATTCCTGACGACAGGCTGCTGGAGCTGGCTGCGGAGATCGAAGCCAAGAGCAACGGCGCGGTGCACCGCTGGTCCTTGCGGCCGACCGACTGGTGGCAAATCTGGCCTGAACTCGTGGGTGCGCCTGGCGCCCCGGCGCTTCCTGGGGTTGAGCCATCTTCTGTCCTCCCTGATGCGACTGTGCACGAGCCTGACGTGGCGGAAGCACCCCGTTACGAGCGGGCCGCCGACACGCGGCAGGGCGACCGGCGCCAAGAAGAGCGCCGCACTGGTGAGCGCCGCGTGACAGGCGACCGCCGCGCAGCGCCGCCGCGCGCGGAAGAGGATCGGCGCCAAGCCGACCGGCGGCGCGAGGACCGCCGGGAGGGTGATCGCCGCAAGGACCCCGTCGAAGTTTGACCCGGGCCCGCTGCGGCTCCCTCAACCCCGAAGACCATGATCAAGAACACCAGCACCGGGCGGCGCGGCCACGGTGCGCATAACCGCGACCCGGTGCGAGGAGGACGGCCATGCTGAAAGCCGTAGTGCACGGGGCGACCCCCGACGACTGGCTCCACTTCGACCTGGTGCTGGGCCTGGGCGCGGATCTGCTGCCCGTGGTGTCCAACCCCATGGCCGAGATCGCTCCCGACTCGAAGCTCAAGGGCCTGGGCAAGACGCCCAGCCGCTACAACCGCGCCCGCAAGGTGGCGGGCATCGCCGACTGGACCAAGCACCAGGCCAGCGACCAGGACCTGGCGCGCTGGTCCCGCGAGCCGGACTACGGCATCTGCGTCCAGACCCGCATCGTGCGCGCGCTGGACATCGACGTGCCCGACCCAGCGCTGGCCCAGGCCATCGAGGTCTTCGTGCTGGAGCGCTTGGGCCAGCAGCTGCCGGCGCGGCGGCGCGCGAACAGCGGCAAGGTATTGCTGGCCTTCCAGCTCATCGGCGAGTTCGCCAAGCGCAAGCTGGTGGTGGAGGGCGGCATCGTTGAGTTCCTGGCCAACGGCCAGCAGTTCGTCGCGGTGGGCGCGCACTTCAACACCGCGGGGCCCAGCGGCGCGCGCTACGAGTGGGACGGCGGCCTGCCGCTGGCCATACCCGAGCTGGACGTGGCCGAGTTCGAGGCGCTGTGGTCGGCCATGGCCGAGCGCTTCGCCGTCGAGGACGCGGGCGCCGCCGGCGCGCTGACGCTGCGCAAGAAGGGCGAGCACCAGCAGCTGGCCGACCCGGTGGCCGAGTTCCTGGCCGACCAGGGCCTGGTGCTGGGCGAGCAGCACGACGGCTCGCTGATGGTGGCCTGCCCCTGGGAGGGCGAGCACAGCACGGGCACGGCCGGCGACGGCAGCACAGTGTGGTTTCCGGCCGGTACCAACGGGTACGAGCGTGGCCACTTCAAGTGTCTGCACGGCCACTGCACCGGGCGCAGCGACGGCGACTTCTTCCACGCTATCGGCTACCTGGAGGGTGACTTCGAGGTGGTGGAGGCGCCCGCGGGCGAGCCGGAAGCGAAGCCGCTGCCGGCCTTCAAGCGGGACAAGCACGGCGCCATCGAGGCGACGCTGGGCAACGTCCTGGCGGCCTTGCGCCGGTCGGATGTGGCCGGCGTGCAGATCGGCCACGACCGCTTCAACGACGAGCTGATGATCGCCCGCGACGGTACCCAGGAGTGGCGCCAGTTCACGGACGAGGACTACACGCGGCTGCGCGAGCACCTGGCGCGCAAAGGCTTCAAGGAAATCGGCCGTGAGCTCATGCGCGACGCGGTGGGCCTCGTGGCCGCTGAGAACGCCTTCGACAGCGCCCAGCTCTGGCTGGAGTCGCTGCCGGCCTGGGACGGCGTGCCGCGCGTCGAGACGTTCCTGGCCCGGTACTTCAACGCCGAGGACACGGCCTACACGCGCGCCGTCTCGCTCTACATGTGGACGGCCATGGCCGGGCGGGTGATCGAGCCGGGCGTGCAGGCCGACATGGTGCCGGTGCTGCTGGGCGGGCAGGGCCTGCGCAAGACCAGCGGCGTGAAGGCGCTGGTGCCCGGGGGCAAGGCTCATTACGTCGAGGTCAACCTCGCGCACCGCGACGACAACCTGGCGCGCTCGCTGCGCGGAAAGCTGGTGGGCGAGCTCGGCGAGCTGCGCGGCCTGGCCAGCCGCGAGGCCGAGGACATCAAGGCGTGGATCTCTCGCACGCACGAAGAGTGGGTGCCCAAGTACAAGGAATTCGCCATCGAGTTCCCGCGGCGGCTGCTGCTCATCGGCACAAGCAACCAACCCGAGTTCCTGGTGGACACCACCGGCAACCGCCGGTGGCTGCCGCTGCACGTGGGCCTCGTGGACACCGACGCCATCGCCGCCGCCCGGGATCAGCTATGGGCCGAGGCGCGCGACCTGTTCACGGTCCTGGGCGTGGCCTGGCAGGACGCTGAGCGGCTCGCCGCACCGGTGCACGCGGACCACATGGTCAGCGACTCGTGGGAAGACGCGGTGGGCGCGTGGCTCGACGCGGAAGACCTCGACGGCACGTCACCACGAACGCGCAAATTTTTGCGCCTTGGCGATGTGCTGCAAGGCGCCCTGAATTTGGACCCGCGCAGCGTCAAACGTGCGGACGAACGCAGATTGGGTGACGTGCTGCGGTCGCTGGGCTATGAGCGGGCGAAGGTTTGGGACGGCAGCCGCGCGATTTGGGCGTATCGCATTCCCCTCATTCCCCTTCGCGGGGGTGCGCAGTGACGAAGGGGAATGGCGTTTTTCAGAGGGGGCGTTCCCCTTCTTCCCCTTCTTCCCCTTACTCCTTGCCTTTGCGCGCGCAAGTAAATGAGTGGCTGTGGGAAAGGTTGCCACCAAAGGGGTCAGAAGGGGAAGTAAGGGGAATGACCGGAACGCGCAAGTTTTTGCAGATTGGATGAGGGAGGAAGCACATGGCACGAAACGACGTGAACCCGGTTGGTAAGCCGAGCAAGCCAGTCGTTGGAGGCGTGGCGTGAGTGCCGCGGTCCCGGTGTGCTCTCGCCGTCGCGACTGGTTTCGCATCCTGCGGGACTTGAAAGCGGTGGGGCTGTCCTACGGCGCTGTCGCGCGAAAAGTCGGCCGTGACCCGAGCACAGTGCAAGGGTGGGCGGAAGGCGCGGAGCCACGCGAGAGCGATGCCCGTGTCGTGTTGGCCCTGTACGCCAAGCACCGGCCTGCCGACTACCTGCGGCACCAGAAGGAATTCGAGATAAGGGTGGAAATGGTGAACGTGACAGAAATCGCGGAAAGCCCGCACCCGTCGTTTGTTGCGAAAGGGGCGCGCTGATGGCTGCGCTGACACCGAAGCAGATGCTGTTCGTGCGCGAGTACTTGGTGGACCTCAATGCCACCCAGGCTGCGCTCCGGGCCGGCTACAGCGCCAAGACCGCGGGGAAGATCGGCTTCGAGAACCTCCAAAAACCAGAAATTGCCGCCGCGATTGCCGCGGCCCAGACGGCGCGGGCCCAGCGCCTGGAGGTCACCGCCGACCGCGTGCTGCGTGAGCTGGCCCGACTCGCGTTCTTCGACCCCCGCAAGCTGCTCAACGCGGATGGTAGCCCCAAGGCGTTGCACGAGCTGGACGACGACACGGCTGCAGCCATCGCCGGCTTGGAGGTGTTCGAAGAGTTCGCGGGCGCAGGCCAGGACCGCGTGCAGATCGGTGTGGTGAAGAAGTACAAGGTGGCCGACAAGAACACCGCTTTGACCAACGCCATGCGCCACCTGGGCATGTTGCGCGACAAGGTGGAGCACAGCGGTCCCGATGGCAAGCCGCTGCCCGCTGCGGCGCCAGTCTTCAACATCAACATGCCAAGCGAAGGCAAGGGCGGATGACAGCCCCGTCTTTCGACTTCAGCCCCACACCGAAGCAGGCCCAGGCGATCAAGAGCCCGGCCACAGAGATCCTCTACGGCGGCGCTGCGGGCGGCGGCAAGAGCTACTTCATGCGCGCGCTGGCCATCATCCTGTGCGGCTTGATCCCGGGCCTGAACGTCTACCTGTTCCGCCGGCTCTACGACGACCTGATCAAGAACCACATGGAGGGCACGGGCGGCTTTCCCGAGATGCTGGGCGGCCTGGTGCTGTCCGGGCACGTGAAGATCGTTGACGCCGAAATCCGCTTCTGGAACGGCTCGAAGATCTTCCTGTGCCACTGTCAGCACGAGAAGGACCGCTTCAAGTACCAGGGCGCCGAGATCCACGTGATATTGCTGGACGAGGCAACGATGTTCACGGAGAAGATCTACCGCTTCTTGCGCGGCCGCATGCGCGCGCCGGGCCTGGTGTTCCCCGCCTGGGCCGTGGAGTTCTTCAAGGAGAAGTTCGGCGTTGACCTGCCGGCCAAGATCCCGCTGGCCCTGCTGGGCTCGAACCCTGGCAACGTCGGGCACGGCTGGGTGAAGGCCGCCTTCATCGACGGCGCGCTGCCGTTTGAGATCCGGCGCATGTCACGGCCTGAGGGCGGCATGCTGCGGCAGTACATCCCGGCGCGCCTGGAGGACAACTGCCACGTCGATGCCGACGACTACGAAGGCAAGCTCGAAGGCCTGGGCACAAAGGAGCTGGTGCGCGCGATGCGCTACGGCGACTGGTCGATCATCGGCGGCGCCTTCTTCGACGTCATCCGCGAGGACAAGCACCGCCTGCCGAGCTTCACGCCGCCGGCGCACTGGACGCGGTTCAGGTCCATGGACTGGGGCAGTGCCAAGCCCTTCAGCGTGGGCTGGTGGTGCATCGCCGAGGCCGAGTGGGTCATGTTCCGGGACGGCAGGGAGCGCATGCTGCCCGCGGGCGCCCTGGTTCGGTACCGGGAGTGGTACGGCTGCAAGCGCGACGACAACGGGCACTCCATCCCCGACACGGGCCTGCGCCTGTCCGCCGAGGCCGTGGGCCGCGGCATCCTCGAGCGCGAGGCCGGCGAGAAGGTGGACGAGGCCATGAGCCGCGCTGACCCGTCGCTGTGGAAAGAGGACGGCGGCCCGAGCAACGCCGAGAAGATCCTGAAGTGCGACCCTAAGCGGCCCAACGAACCGGTGGGCCCGCGCTTCCAGCCGGCGGACAACAACCGGCAAACCGGCTGGCAACAGCTCTATGCGCGCCTGGAGTGGGAGGGCGTGGACGATGGCGAGCCCATGCTTTACGTCACCGAGGACTGCCGCGACTGGTGGCGTACGGTGCCGGTGCTGCAGCACGACGAGGCCAAGGCCGAGGACATCAACACCAAGATGGAAGACCACGCGGCGGACGAGACGCGCTATGCCTGCATGGGCCGCCCGGTGTCGCGCGTGCGCAAGCCCAAGGCCTCGAGCGGCCCGCAACCCTGGAGCCTGGACTGGGTGATGCAGCGCGGCTGAATCAGCGGGAAAGCTCCGGCGCGCGCGCGGCCCAATGCCCGCATGAGCATTGAAGCCGCCAACGTCGTCCCCTCGTTCGCTTTCCGCCGTTCGCTGGTCGCCGAGGACCTGCGCCGGCTCAGCGAGCCCTGCGTGATCTTCGAGGGCACGCACACCGACAGCGACAACGCCACGGCCTACCTCTACACCGTGGGCGGCTGGCTCGATGGGCAACCGCTGGCCGATGGCTGCACCGTCGCCGGTGAGGTGATGCTGATCCACGCCGGCAGCCGCGACGAAGCCGACTACATCGCCCGCATGGGCCTGCACGACACGATCCTGGCGCTCGACTCCGAGGAGGAGCGCTACCAAGAGGCTGCGGCCGCCCTGGCGCGCCTGTCGTCGGTGGGCCGGCTCGAACTCATCGACCAAGCCACGAAGCCCACAGCCGACACCAGCGACGCATTCGTGCGCGACACCGAGGCCATCCGGCCGCTCATCGGCGACGACATCGTGCTGGCCGCGGGCCGCGTCGAGAACTGAATCCACAACCAGGCGCGGGAGCGCCGCAATCCCCAGGGGAGCCGCCATGTCTACCTTCATCAAACCCACCGTTGGCCGCGTCGTGCTGCTCATGCTCGGCACTGCCGCACCCCTTGGCTTCGCCAAGCCGGGTGACGGCCTGCCCTGTGCCGCCGTGATCGCGCACGTGCACGGTGACCGCTGCATCAACGTCGCCGCCTTCGATGCCAACGGCGTGCCCCGGGGCTTCACCAGCGTGACGCTGCTGCAGGGCGACGACGTGGCGCCCGAGGGCGTGATGCACGCGAAGTGGATGGACTACCAGAAAGGCCAGGCCGCGAAGGCCGAGCAGCTGGAGGCCAAGCTGGCCACGGCGCCGGGCTTGCAGCCCCACCAGCAGCGCGTGGTGGCCGAGAAGGCCGAGCTGGATGAGCGCTTGGCCAAGCTGCGCGGGTTCCTGACCGGCGACGTCATCAAGACGCTGGGCGAGGCCGAGCAGATGCGCCTGACCACGCAGGCCTCGTGCATGCAGGAGTACAGCGACATCCTGGCCGAGCGCATCGCCGCCTTCGCCTGACCTTTCCACGGGCGGCACGGCCCATCGCTTCGTGCCCGGCTGGCAGGGCCGCTCTCTGCCGATCAAGGGAGACCTCTCATGTCGCTCAAAGCGCTCTCGTTGGGCTTGGCTGCTGCTGCCGCTGCCTGCATCACTGTCACCGGCTCCACCAACGCCACGCCCATCGTCGTCACGCTGGGCGACGGCCACGGTCTTGCCGATGGCAGCCGCCTCGCTATCGCGGGCATCACCGGCAACACCGCCGCAAACGGAGAGTGGACGCTGAAGTTCACGGCCGAAAACACGGCGCAGCTGGTGGGCTCTGCCGGCAACGGTGTGCACGGCGGCACGCCTCGCGCCGCCGTCATCTGCGACACCACGCCCTTCGGCAAGGGCCACTCGGCCGTGCTGTCGCTGTCGGGCAATCTGGTGGGCACCGTCGCGATCGAGGCCTACGACTCGTATGCGGACTTCGCCGCCGGTACCAACGGCGGCGGTACGGCCGTTGCGCCGGTACCGAGCCCTTCGGACGTCACCAACACCACGGGCAACACCAGCACCACGCCGGCCAGCTCGTCCCTGGTGATGGCCGCCGGCGACACCGGCCGCGAGGTCGAGGTGAAGCTGGCGCGCTACATGCGCGCGGTGGTGTCGGCCTACACCTCGGGCCAGATCCGTCCCGTGCTGAAGGCCTGACGCTATGCCTGGGGCTCTCGATCTGCAGCAGCCCGCCGGTGCGCCGGCGCCCGCCCAGCCCGGGCAGCGCGTCGTGTCTCCCGAGGACAAGGCGCTGTCCGCCGACTGGCTCAAGCGGATCGAGGCGGCCTTGGGGCGCGATGAGACCAAGCAGGCTCACAAGACGTGGGCTCGCAACCGCAAGCTCCTGCGCGGGCGCGACCCAAGCAACGACGACAAGAAGCTGCGCGCGAATCTGTTCTTCGCAAACTTGGCGGTGATGAAACCCCAGGTCTACGCCAAGGACCCGGAGTTCGCCATCCAGCCCACGCGCGGCGTGCCAGAGCAGCAGCTGGAGGCCGTGCGCGGCTTCTGCTCGACCGCCGAGGCCGTGCTGGGCCAAGTGCTGGTGAAGGACGCCAAGCTTAAGAAGCGGGCGAAGCGCCTGCTCACCAGCGCGTACACCACCGCTGTGGGCTGGTGGAAGCTGTGCTGGGTCGAAGACCGGCGCACCGACCCGCTGGTGGCAAACCAGCTCAAGGACAGCCAGGACAATCTCATCCGGCTGCAGCAGCAGCGCGCGGCGCTGGACGATCCGCAGCAGCGCAGCAGCGTCGAGCTGCAGGTGGCGCAGCTGCAGCAGACGATGGCCGGGCTACAGGCCCAGGCCGAGGTAGTGGTGTCGCGCGGCCTCGCCCTGGACTTCGTGCTGAGCGAAGACGTTCTGGTGCTCGACGACTCCGTGCGTGAGCTCACCGACTACGAGCGGGCCGGCGCCATCGCGCACCGCGTGTGGATGACGCGGGCGCAATACAAGGCCCGCTTCGGCTACGAGTGCGCCAAAGGGCGCGGCTACACCGAGCAGGCCGGCGCGATGCAGGCGCAGCAGGCTGGCCAGGCCGACCGCTCGTCCGAGCTTCTGTGTGTCTGGGAGGCTTGGGACCAGGACAGCAACCGCGTGTTCCACGTCTGCGAAGGCGAGGAGGGCTTCTGCTGCCCGCCCAGCTCGCCAGACTGGACCGGGCGCCGGTGGTTCCCGTTCTTCCTGCTGGCCTTCAACGAGGTGGACGGCGCGCTCTACCCGATCAGCGACATTGAGCTGACCGAGCCCCTGGTGCGCGAGTACAACGAGGCGCGCGACGACTTCGTGCACGACCGGCGCGAGTGCCTGCCGCTCAACATCGCGCGCAAGGGCGGCAGCCTGACGCCGAACGATCTGGAGCGCATCAAGAACCGTCGCGGCGGCGACTTGATCCTGGTGGAGGGCACCGGCGGCCAGCCCATCAGCAATGACATCTGGAGCGGCCAGCTCGGGCAGATCCGGCCCGAGAACTACGACACCAGCGCGGCGCGGCAGGACATGGAGATGCTCATTGGCGGCGGCGACGCGGCCCGGGGGTCCGTGCTGAAGGCCAAGACCGCAACCGAGGCCGAGATCATGGCCCAGGGCCTGCGCGGACGCAGCGCCGAGCGCACGGACACGATGGAGGATCTGCTGTCCGAGGTGGGCGAATACGCGCTGCAGGTGTGCTTGCGCAAGCTCACGCCGCAGGAGGTGGCGCGCATCGCTGGGCCCGAGGCTGAAGCCACGTGGCCGACGCTGAGCGCCGACGAGATCTTCGAACTGGTGAGCGTCAGCGTGCGCGGCGGCTCCACCGGCAAGCCTGACCGGCTGCAAGAGCAAGACCGCTGGACGAAGCTGCTGCCCGTCATCGAGAAGACGGCCAGCCAGGTGGCGGAGCTCTACGCGAAGGGGCAGGGCCAGCTCGCGCAAGCCCTGGTGCAGCTGCTGCGCGAGACGTTGCGTCGCTTCGACGAGCGCGTGGACATCGAGCAGTTCCTGCCGCCGGCACCGAAGGAGGGCCAGCCCGACCCGGCCATGGCGGCGCAGGAAGCGGCGATGCTGAAGCAGAAGCTGCAGGAGTTGGAGAACGAGCTGAGCGCGCTGCGCGAGGAGCACGAGAAGGGGCTGATCCAGGCTGCGGCGCAGGTGGCGACGTCGGCGCAGCCAGCGCTGGCCATGGTGGCCTTCCAGCAGGCGCTGCAGGCCTTGGGTGCCGCGCAAAACGGCGGGAATCCTCCGGGGCCGCCGCTGGATGATCCCCTCACACCACAAGCGCCCCAAGGCGCACCACCCATCCAGTAGCCGCCATGAACATCCGCCACCTGCTCCGTCGATTCCTCAAGCTCAACGCCCTCGAGGGCGATACCGGTGGCGGTGGTGGCGGTGCGCCGGCGGCGGACACTGGCGCAGCACCGGCCCCGGCGGCCGATGTTGGCGGCGGCGAGCCTGCTGCGGCGCCTGCAGCCCCGGCCGCGCCTAGCTCCATGCTGGAGGCCATCGAGCAGCACTTCGGCCAGCCGCGTGACGCCCTGGGCCGGTTCGTGCACGCCGATGCCGCCGCCGCGGCCGCCGCTCAGCCCCAGACCCCTCCTGCTGCCGATGCAACGGGGCAGCCGGGCGCCGCGCAGCAGGGTGCCCAACCTCAGCAGGCCCAGCAGCCGGCCACGCAGCAGCAGCCCGGCCAGCCCGAGGACCTGACCAAGATGCCCGAGGGCTTGACGCCCAAGGCCCAGGAGCGCTTCCAGAAGCTCGCGAATACCGTCAAGGAGCGCGAGCAGGAGGTGCAGCAGCTCTCGCAGCAGGTCGAGTACGTGCGCGAGACGTTCCAACGGCACGGCGTGCAGCAGGAGCAGTTCGAGCAGGCGGTGCAGGTCATTGGCATGCTCAACAGCGGTGACCTGCGCGGCGCGCTGCAGGTGCTGGATGAGCAGCGCCGGCACATCGCCCTAGCCCTGGGTGAGCCGCTGCCCGGCGTGGACGCGCTGCAGGGCCATCCGGATCTGCGCCAGGCCGTGGACGGTCTGCAGATCACCGAGCAGCACGCCCTGGAACTGGCCCGCATGCGCACGCAGCAGCAGGCGGTGCAGCGGCAGCAACAGCAGGTCCAGCAGCAGACCCAGGTGCAGCAGCGCGAGCAGCAGGCAGTGCAGCAGGGCACGCAGGCGGTGGACGCTTTCTGCCGCGAGATGGCCGCCAAGGACGTGGACTACCCGGCCATCGAGGCCAAGCTACTGCCCGAGCTGAAAAGCCTTCTGGCCGGCGTGCCGCCGCAGGCGTGGGCGCAGGTCATTCAGACCCAATACCGCCTGCTCAAGAGCGTGGCGGCCAGTTCTCGCCAGCAGGCGCCCGCAGCGCCGGCCGGCACCGTGCTTCGCCCTACCGGCGCGGCGTCGCCCGCAGCGGCGCCCAAGTCGATGTACGAAGCCATGTGGGGCGGTCGCTGATCGCTCTGCGCCCCAGCGCGTAGCGCCGGCCTCGCGCACCGGCAACCGGCCCTGCGGCGCCGTCAAGCCGCCCGGCGTGAGCCCAGTTCGCCGCGGGCATCTCGACGTGTGCGGGTTCGTCTCCGCGAGCCGCTGGCCGCCGTGGCCGGCATCCAACCGCATCGAGGAGCACCATGCCTTTCACCTCGCAAGACATCTCCGACGCCGGCAAGATCGGCCTCGACTACTTCTTGGCCAACAACCCGATTGACCAGGTGGCCGTGGAGCGACCGCTCCTGAAAGCTCTCCAGAGCAAGAAGAAGGAAGCGCCCGGCGCCAAGCAGTTCGTGGTCGAGCAGCTGCGCACGAAGTACCAATCGAATTTCCAGTGGTTCAACGGCTCGTCCATCGTGACGTACAACCGCCGCCAGACCATCGAGCAGGCCAACTACGCGTGGCGCTCGTGCCATGACGGCTTCGCGCTGGACGAGGACCGTCTGGCTCAAAACGGCATCGTCATCGACGACGACGGCAAGACCGCCGTGGCCAGCCAGGCCGAGAAGGTGCAGCTCACCAACCTCATCGAGGAGCAGAGCGCCGCGCTGAAGCTGGGCTTCAACGAGCAGTTCTCGCAGCAGCTGCACGCCGACGGCACGCAGTCCACCGACGCAATCGCCGGCCTGGACTCCCTGGTGAGCTTGACCCCGACCAGCGGCACCGTGGGCGGCATCGACCGCTCGCAGGCGGCCAATGCGTACTGGCGCAACAACGCGGCCACCGGCCTGACCACCACCACGTCCACCGGCACCATCCTGAACTCGATGGAAACGATGTGGCGGCAGTGCGTGCGCAACGGCGGCCAGCCCGACCTGATCCTGGCCGGCTCGAACTACATCGACGGCTACCGCAACTTCCTGCTGAACACGTTCGGGCGCATGGACTTCGGCCCGAGCAACACGAAGCGCATCGAGGGCGGCACCGAGTCGCTGACTTTCCACGGCGTGGAGATGACGTGGGACCCCGAGTTCTACGACCTGGACCAGAAGTTCGGTCCGGCCACGCCGTGGGAGAAGCGCTGCTATTTCCTCAACCTCGGCACCATCAAGCTGCGTCCGCTCGCCGGCCACGACATGAAGTCGCGCAAGCCCCCGCGCGCCTATGACCGGTACGAGTACTACTGGGGCATCACGTGGCGCGGCGCGCTCACGATGAACCGTTCCAACGCCAACGGCGTGGCGGCCCTGGCCTGATCGCCCTGCGGCCCGGCCGCGCGCTGGGCCGCGTTCCTTCAACGCTTTGCACTTCCTGTCCTGGCGGTACAGGGGTTTGGGTCGGCTGCGGCCGGCCCCTTTTTGAGCACCGCCGACAACACCACAAGGAGCCCGCATGGCACCGCCCCGCAAGTCCACCGACATCAAGCAACTCTCTCGCCGCGTGCTGGTCACCATCGACCGCGACATGACGTCCAAGACCCCGCGCGTGGTCTGGCAGCACGAGATCCCCATCCTCGAAGCCATCCATGGCGAGGGCAAGGTGGCGGTGGTCGAGGCCGCCACGCTCGACGAGGGCTACAGCGCGAAGCCATCGCCCGACATGCTGGTGCACAACAAGCGCCAGGACGCCGTGGCGCCGCCGTCGCGCACCGTGGGCATCGGCCATGTGTTCATCGGCGATCCGCGCGCCGAGTTCGACCGCCTGGCCGGCGTGTACGGCTGGCACCCTGAGGTCAAGGAAACGATGGTCGAGAACGTCTTCGGCCGTTTCGCGCTGGGCCGTTTCGCCATGCTTCTGGGCGAGCCCGACCTGGAGGACCTGCCCGACGAGCAGCTGCGTGACCTGGTGCGCGCTTACGGCGGCGCGCCGGCGGACGCCAACTTCAAGGCCACCGACGAGGAGCGCCGCGCCATTGCGGCCGAAGTCGCGCGCTTTAACGCCCTTGCCGGCGACGAGCTGCTGAAGCTGGCTCGCGACACCGGCGTGACGCTGCGCTGAGCCATCAACCACCTGAGCAACATCATGCTGATCCTGATCGAGAAGGACTCCGCCACCCGCATCCCGCGCGAAGTGCGCGACCTGGAGGAGGCTCAGGGCGTGGCCGTCCAGGGCTTCACCGTGCACGTACAGCAGCCGGACGGCTCCACGCTGCCGCTCTCTGATGCGCTGGCCGCGCAGGAGGCGCAAGCCGAAGCCGAGGACGATCCTCAGCAGCCGCAGGCCTGACGCCATGGCCTACCGCACGCTCGGAGACCTCCGCGCCACGCTGCTGGCCCGCCTCGGCATGGGCGCCATGGGCGCGAGCGGCGGGGCCAACCGTGCCCTGATCGACAGCTTCCTGCAGGAGGCCCAGCGGGGCCTGTACTGGATGCAGGACTGGAACCGCCTGCAGTGGTACGAGGACAAGACCACGGGCACAGGGCAGAACGTCTACGACTACCCGGACGCCTGCGCGCGCGACCAGCGCCTGCTGCGCGTGGAGGTGAACTACGCCGGGCAGTGGTCAACGCTGGGCGAGGGCATCGACACCGGCCACTGGTCCACCATGGACACGCAGGGCCCGCCGGCGCGCTTCGAGCGCCTGGCGCAGATCCTGGTCTACCCCAAAGCGGATGCGGCCTACACGCTGCGCGTCTGGTACGTGGCCGACCTGCAGCCATTCGCGCAAGACGCCGACCGCGCCACCCTGGACGATTCCATGATCCTGCTGCACGCCACGGCGCACGCCAAGGCGCATTACAGGCAACCGGACGCGGAGCTCTACAAGGGCCAGCTCGACACGCTGCTGGCTCGCATCCGGGGCCAGTCCTTTGGCTCCAACGGGGTGTATCGCCGCGGCGACGCGCCGGCGGCGGAGCGGCGGCCGGCGGTGGTGGGGAGGGATGTCTGATGGGGCCGGACCAGTACGGACAGATGCCCCAAGCCATGCGGCGCGGTGGCGCGGCCGCGCGTGACCTGCTGCAGGGTGCAAGCAATGCGGCGGCCAGCAACGTCAGCGGGCCGGTGGACCTCATTGCCAGCCTGCTGCAGGTGGCCGGCGTGCCGGTTCCCAATGACGCGGTGGGCGGCTCGGCCTGGATGGCGCGCCATGGGCTCACCCAGCAGCCACAGAGCAAGCTTGCCGGCGCTATTGGCGAGGCCGTTGGCCAAGTCACGCCAGTGGTGGCGTCCAAGGTGCCGCAACTCGCTGCGCGCCTGGCAGAGCTCGGGGATGCTGGTGCGGCTGTTGGTGGGTTGAATACCGGCCTGAGTCGCTGGCAGCGAGGCGCCATCGACCCGAGCGCAAAGCAGCGCTTGGTGGAAGACCTGGCGGCCGGAACAAGCAGCGGCACCTACAAGCTCGGCGACGTGACGGCCGGCCAGGAGGCGCGCCTGCGCAAGCTGGTGGAGGCGGGCGGCGAGGGGGCTGACGTGATGATGACGCCCAACGCGATGCGCCACATCCTGAGCGGCAGGATTCGGCAGGACGGGTTCACGCCGCAGCAGGTTGGCGATTTCGCTGAACGAGCGCTGCAGCCCAGGTCTCTGCCCGGCATCGACCCGGCATCCGCGAACCCTTACCCGGCGCTCACGAACAGGGGCGTTCTCGACCCGGTCACCGGCCGGCGCTATGACGCCATCGCGCCGCTGAACCCAACGGACACGGGATTCAACCTGGTGACCGTGGTCCCGAAGGGATTGCGAGCGCCCATGAAAAAACCCCCAGCACGCTGACGTGTGGGGGTCTCTCGGCTCGCTGCGGCGGGACGGGTTGGGTACCGCCTCTTGGTCACTCGCGCCTTTCGGCTTCCGTTGCCTCCGCACACCGCAGCTCGCACTTCCGGCCGCACAGCAGCCAGCGGGGCGAAGTGTAGCGCTTTCCTCAAAGGACGTTGACATGCCGGCCATCTCCTACCTCGACTTCAGCGGCGGCCTTGACCGCCGTCTACCGATCAACCTGCAGGATGCCTCGCGCCTGTGGGTGCTGCGCAATGCCTATGTGACGCTGGGCAAGCGCATCCGCAAGCGGCCGGGCCTGCGGCGCGTCGCGGCGGGCTTGACGGGCTCCTGCGGCCTGCGCGCGATCTCCGGGCGCCTGAAGGTGTTCACGGACCGCGGCGCGAGCTTCCTGGCGCCGGCGCAGGTAGATGCCATTGCCCTGGACGTGCCGGCCTGGGCCAGCGGCCAGACCCTTGCGGCCGTGCACTATGCCGACCAGTTCTCCGGCTTCCCCTACGTCGTGGCCGGCTACAGCGGCGGCGCCATCGGGCACCACTACGTGGATGCCAACCCCAGCACGGTCATCACCGACGCCAACAATCCGCGCAGCATCAGCGTGACGAAGGCGGCGTCGCGCGTGTTCGCGATCAATGGCGAGACGGTGCGCTACTGCGCCGCCGGCAACCCCCGCGACTGGACCAGCAGCAGCGATGCCGGCTTTCTACCGGTGGGCCTGCAGCAAGACACGCACACCGGCTGCACCGCCGTGGGCACGTTCCAGGATGCGCTTGTGGTGTTCTTCTCCGAGGGCGCTCAGATCTGGGACGTTGCCACCGACCCGACCGCCAACAGCATCCGCAAGCGCCTGGCCGGCATCGGCATCACGAACGCACCGCTGAGCCAGGCCAGCTTCGCCAACGACCTGGCATTCCTGAGCCCCTACGGCTTCCGCTCGATGACGGTCACTAGCCAGACTGACCGCATCGACGACACAGACCTTGGCGTGCCCATCGATACGCTCGTGGTGCCGGACATCGCCACTGCGGCCGCGCAGCCCGACCGGGTGCAGACGTTTGGAGTGTGGGTGCACGAGCTCGGGCAGTACTGGTGCGTGATGGATGCGGGCGCCACGTCGAAGGTCTGGGCCTACAGCTACTCGCGCTCCAGCAAGATCGCCTGCTGGAGCGAGTACACCTTCCCCGTGCGGATCACCGGCTTGGCCACGCTGGCGGGCAAGGTCTACCTGCGCACCGTGGACGAGCTCTACGAGGTGGCCGCCGGTCAGTACACCGACGCGGGCCAGCTGGTGGCCGTGCAGGTGCAGATGGCGTACCAGGACGCCAAAGCTCCGGGCCTCACGAAGATGTTCTGGGGCATGGACTGCGTGCTCGAGGGCTCGCCCGATGTGTCCTTCAAGTACGACCCGCGTGACCAGGGCAAGGAGACGATCAGCCAGCGCATCACCGGCGACACGCGGCCCGGGGACCTGGTGCCCGTGGAGCTCTGCAGCACCGCCGTGGCGCCCGTGTTCCGGCATGCGGCCGACGAGGCCTTCGAGCTATCGGCGCTGCAGCTCTATTTCAACCCGCTGGGGCCCCTGTCGTGATCCGCACGATGACCATGGCCGACGTGCTCCACGTCGCGCAGCGCATGCGCGAGCAGGACCGCCGGTGTGTGCGCGCGATGTTGGGCGACATCGAGGACGAGGCCTTCGCCGTGAACCGCTGGCAGACCACCGGCCCGGCCTGGGCCGTGTGCGATGAGGCGGGTGTGCCTGAGGTGGTGGGCGGCCTCACGTTGCACAGCGAGTGGTTCGCCGTGGCGTGGCTGCTGGCGATGCCGGGCCTGAGTCCGCAGACGTGGCGAAAAGCCATTCGCCTGGGCCGCACAGTGCTGATGAACGCCGCGAACCCTCGGCACGCGCAGTACCGGCACCGCATTGAGGCGCACGTGCTTGCGGGCTGGGGTGAGGCCGAGCGGTTCGCGCCGCGCTTCGGCTTTCGGCTCGAGGGCGTGCGGCGCGGCGCCGGCAGCGGCGGCGAGGACTTTCAGACGTGGGCCATCACGGGGCCCGTGAGGACGCAACCATGATCCATGTCAGCCTGAACATCACCAGCGGCGGCACGTCGCAGAAGGTGGCCATCAGCACCGCGGCGGCCAGCACTGCTGCCATTGCGGCGCCCACCGGCCTGCCCACCGGCGCACCGGTGCCCGTGGTGCTGGCGGTGGACGTTGACGCCTTCGTGCGCCGCGGCGCCAACCCCACCGCCGTGAGCGATGGCACCGACCAATTCGTGCCGGCCGGCATCCTGCTGCGCACCGAGGTGCAGCCCGGCGAGAAGCTGAGCTTCATCACTGCCAGCGGCAGCGGCAATGCATACGTGACGCCGGGCGTGTGATGCTGGGCCTGGGTATCGCCCGCGTGGGCTTCAACAGCCGCCGCGGCGCCGCGCTGGACCTCAACTTCCTGAGCGGCGCGGTTGATGGCCGCATCACGTTCAGCCGCCCCAGCACGGCCACGCGCGTCAACGCGGCCGGCCTGCTGGAGACGGTGGCCTCAGGCGCGCCGCGCATCGACTACGACCCGGTGACGCTCGCCGTGCGGGGG